TAACATAAAAAAAGTGACCTACAAAGAGGTCACCTTAAGAGCTTGGGAAAAGAAGCGTGCTAGTTAAGCACCGTAAGCCATTCCTCTTGCCCACTGATCGTCGGGCTCCCAGTTAGTTGTCTTAGTTTTAATAATTGCTGCTTGGGTTGTATTGTTATTGATAACCTGAGAAGAACTATTATTAGTTAACGCTGCTGCTGAAGAAGCAAGTGCTTTAGCAGCTCCTTCATCTTTAACTGCTACGTTCTCATTAGTCATCTTTTCTAAAGCCTTAGTAGCTACGCCGCTTTGACTACTAGGTGCAACTGCTTCTCCAGTCTTAGGATTTAATCCAGCATATTCATATACAGAATCTGGAATAGCTTTAGCGACAAATCCTTCAATTCCACTAGCACCAGGTTTTGGTAAAGTAGATCTTAATACCTTCTTAAAGAATTCTACTGTAGCATCACCAATGTTTGCTAATGTCTGCATTGCTTTTTCTGGGTTAGTGAATACATCTATTACAAAGTCCACCATTCCTTTAACAAAGTTAAAGAACCCATCTACTACTTTGGCAATTAAATCTTGGAATGAGAAGCTATCTAACATTGCAGATGCATTCTCAAAACCTAATGCATTGAGTACCCAAGATACTCCGTCCTTTAATAAGTCTAATACTCCACCAATGATTGAGTTGATTAGACCTGTGAATGCACCTTTGATTGCACCAAAGATACCTTCTTTCTTATAACCATCTAAAGCACCCATGATTGTATCATAGATTGTAATGATAGGGAATAGAATCTTTTGACCAATCACCATACCGAGTTTAAAGAAGTACTTGAACTTTCCACCAATGTCTTTAAAGAAGTTTACAATGCTATTAACAATGCCGCCTTCTTTACTACCAAAGACTTGCTTTAATCCCATGAAAGCTTCTACGAATACTTTACCAATGTTCTCAAAGAATGTAACGAATGGTTTAACACCTTTAGCTAAGAATTGATCAAGCTTTGTGAACAACCCTGTAAAAGCTTTCCATCCATCTTTTAGTTTATCTACAAGTGTAGTCCAACCTTTACCATCAGTTGCAAATAAAGATAATAGTGGTTTAAACACTTTCTTAAAAATGTCAAAGTATTGTTTTGCTAATCCAATAACAGAGCCAGCTAATAGAGCAGCACCAGCTAAGATTAAATCTAATAAGCCACCCTTCTTAAGATCTTTGCGAAGTTCTTTCAATTCATTAAGTTGTTTATCTAAACTTGAAATAACTTTCTCATCTCGTTTAGCATCATCAACTTTTAACTTGGCATCTTCAGCTTTAGATTCTAATCCACTAAGATTAGTACCCATTGCACCAGCTGCCATGATAATAGGCATCTTCAACATGTGAGTAGTTAAGTCTGCAATGTTATCAGAGATGTTAGAAAGAATAAAGTTGCTAGCGACTATTAGTTCGCCATTAGCATTACTTTCTTTCTTTAACTCAGCAACAAGAGTTCTTAAAGAACTTTCGCCACCTGTTGAGTTTTTTGTTTTTGCCATATTGATCTACTCGTTGTATTCCTATTGTTTACTATTCAAGCGTTTAATACGCTCATTCTCTTCTTTAACATAATCAACTAGCATAGCAATATAAATTTCTCTCTCCCACGGCAACATCTCATTTAATTCAGTCAAACTATATTTGTGGTGTTGCATCATAATAAAGTTAGCTCGGTAGTGATTTTCCAAGCTATCGTGCGAGAGAGCTATGCGAAAAAACTTTCTAATCCCTCAATTACTAATGAGTTACTATGCGAACACTTTTGACATTTGAAGTCTACAGTGTGTTTTAATTTTGGAAGCTTTGTAAAAAACTCTTTAATCTTTTCAAATTGTTTTTGATTTAAAGATTCAATAAAGTCTTGTACTTCTTTCTTAGTTTGTGTAGCTACATCATAAACGTTTTCTGAATCAAAGATCTTGTCTAGGCAAGATGCAATAACAGCATAGCTATTTTCAACATCAGACTTTTTACTATCTACGTTACGTAACACATCATCTGATGTAGGGAACTTCATAATTACACCAATGCTATCTGTAAGCATAATCTTTACATTTGGCAAATCATCTAAGCTTAATTTAATCTCTTCTAGATTAATATCAACTTCATTCTTATCTTCACATGCTGAGCATGATAATGCGATATGCGTATTCTCACCAACAGACTTACCTCTGATTTTCAAGAACAATAGTTCTAATTCTGCAACAGGTAACTCTTTAGCTTTAATAGTACCGAACGTACATGTATCAATAATCTCATGCATCGCTCTCATGATTTGCTTTTGGTCTTGAGACTCTAAAGCCATTAGAAGAACTTTCTCTTCTTTAACTAAGAAAGGACGATACTTAACAGACTTCTTAGTTAATGGTAATTCAACTTCGTACGACGGTGTGTTTAAAATAGGTAATGCCATAATATGCTCCAATAATTAAATGTTATAAACCAATAGTTCTTCCCACGGAACCAAGTAATACTTTGCCTTTTGAAAGGACTGATTCTACGAAACCTTCTTCTGCCCAGTCTTCATATGTAAATGTTACTGATAACTTCTGTGTTGTATTCTCAGAAGCGTTTGCTAAATCATAAGATGCTACTGTAATTGGATATGCATTCTTTAAAGTGCATGTGTAAACAGGAATATCTCTTTGATCTAATTGCTGAATGATAATATCCGTTGCATAAGAAGAACGATATTTCATTGTCATCTTTTGTTTATTAAAGATTCTACCTGTCCAATTCTCAAAATACTTTTTCATGTAGTGATCGTTGGTAATATGGAACTGCATTGTTACATCATCATTGATGTAGTTATATGGCATCTTAATAGACAACATATTATTTGCAAGTTCAGTAGTAGAAATCTGACGACCAGGCATTGTCACCTGATCACATAGAATAGAAACATCTCTAGGATCTTGGAAAAAGTTATTATTAGTATTAGCACCTCTATCGAATGCTTTAGCAATAAGTTCTTGCGGATCGAAACTAAAAAGTGGTAGTGGCATATAAACAGCATATCTGTTTCCAGGCGCTAATCCACCACGCTTACTTACTAGTGATTTAAAGTTATCTACATTCATACTTTTAATATCTTCTTCTTAGATTCTTTCCATACTGTTTTCTTAGATACGTTTTCAAATCTTTCCGTAGGTAAGAAGATTGCTGTTTCCCATTCTTGTGAGGGAACCATCATTAGTCTGGATGTAATGTTTGTTGTTAGGTAATGCTTAAAGCATGGGGCAAACTCTTTAAATCTTCTAGATGAAGAAAGTAGATTATAACTTAATCTAAATCTTGTCTTCTCATCAAACTCAGTCTTATTGACAATGTCCATTAGTTTATCTAAGAACAATGCACGTGTTAAAGGATTAATATAATGTAAGTTCATACCATAGAATCCACCAGGTGCCGGAGCAACTGCAAGGATTAATGGGAACGTATCATAGTATGGAAGTGTTTCTTTAGTCTTAGGATCGTATGTAAAGTGATACATGTATCCTGGAAAGAAACGAGTCTTACGTACTAAGTTTGGATCTTTAAGGAATGAAACCTCATTGATACGAGTGATTCCTTTAATGCGGTTATTAAACCACTTTTGAGAATCCTTAGTGCGTGCTTCAATGCCAGCCGTAGCCAGTTCAGATTTTAACTTGTTGAATAATGAGATTGCCATATCTCTATTTATTATAGAATTTTGATACCCATTGACCTAATCGTATCTTCTGTCCAAATAGCAAAGGTCCACCCTCTATCCCTTGCATATTCTTCTGCAGCTTTCCATTTACATTGATTCTTAACATAGGTTGCTGCTTCAGTTAGATAACGAGCAGTCTGGCGTGATGGCCTTTTTGGAGGTAAGGTTTGATTCTTTGGTTTAATCTCAATTAAGAATGTACCTTGAGGTGATGTGAACTTTAAGTCTACAAAGTACCTATGATATTTTTTATCTAGAGGGTAGTAATAAGGTACAACTACTTCTTCACTTGACCATTTAATAATTTGGTTATTCTCGTCACACCATCTGAAAACATTACGTTCCCATAGTGATCTATAGATTATGTTTTTAAAATCACCAGCGTACTTTGCTGGATTCTTGGGTTTAAAGAAACCTTTATAGGTTGCCATATAAATAAGTAAGTCCGTATCTATAAAAAGAGATCAATCAATGCTTGATAATTTAACCGGTTTAGTCAACTCAGCACTATCCGAAGTCGCTTCAGCTTTCTCCCAAGTTTATGGTGGTAAGAAAGTAAGCCTTCGTTATCCATTAGGTGACGAACAAAAATTTCAGAACATGATTAAGTTTACAGCTTTATCACGTCAACAAAAGAATAATGCAAAAGATAAATTTGTAGCTTCTCCACAATTCGCTGCATCAACGTTAGGTGCTGTATCTTTATATATGCCTGCCGGATTACAAGTTAACGATAACTTATCTTATGATAACGTTGATACAGGCGTTGGTGGTATGTTAGTTAACTCATATCAGAATGCTGCATCATCTGGTGAGTTCTTAAAACAAGTTGCTAAAGATTCTCCACAACTAGGTGATAGATTCATTTCACAAAAACTAGCTGAAGCTTCTCAGAACAAAGGTATTGTTGGTGGAGCCGCTGGTCAA